ACGGCTCCCGCGAAGCCGTGCAGCGGCCCCCGGGTGCTCTGCGAGTCGTCCCCGTTGACCGCGTCGGCGAGCGCCCGCACGCCGTCGTGGCTGTCCGCCCAGCAGTCGACCTGCAGCCGAACGCGGTTTCGGCCCCGGACCCCGTCCATCGTCAGGTCCGAGAGCTTGTCGATCTTCTGGAGCGTCACGAGCGGGAACGTCGCGCGCTGCGGCATGACGCCGCTGTAGACGCGGGTCGCCACGAGGCCGGCGACCGTGGCGTCGGCGAGCAGCAACGTCCGGATGGCTTCCTCGATCACCGGCTCGCCCTCCGGGTGTACTTCCTCACGACCCGCTCGTAGTGCCTGCGGATCTCGTCCGCCAGGGCCTTCGAGTACCCCGCCCGCCAGGCGTCCCACGTCGGCCGGATGAGCGGCCGCGCGGACATGTGCGAGGTGCCGAACTCCAGGAATCCGGCGACGAAGCCCACGGAGCCCCGGGCCGCCGAGGGCCCGACCAGGACCGTGCTCCGGCCCTCGCTGCGCTCCTCTTTCGACACCTTCACGATGAACGTGTCGGCGACGTGCGGCGCCTGGTTCGACCGCGGCGTGACCCGGACGATCTCGTCGCGCAGCGGCTTGCCCACGTCGACGAGGGCCTTCTCGAGGACCTCCTCGCGGGCGATGTCTTCGCCGAGGGACTGGGCGTTCCTCACGGCCTCGTCGAGGCCGGTCCACCGGGCGGTGATCATCGCGCGTCCTCTGCGCGGGCGCGAGCTACGAATTCCCATCCCTCCCGGCGCCCGAGCTCGCGCACCTCGAGGATGTCGTAGACCACGTCGTCGAAGACGATGCGGTACTTCACGGTCGGCACGCCATCGACATCGACCCAGTACCGGGTGCGGAAGCGGACCACGCTCCAGCCTTGCTCCTGTGCCTCCCGAAAGCCCTCCGTTCCGCTTTCCGGGAGATACGTTGCCCAGACGGTGGCGACGTTGCTCCACGTCTCCACGACAGCACCGGAGGCGGACTGGCTCTCCGTGGCCTTCTGGAAGACGATCCGGCGGTCGAGCTTCCCGGCCTGCACTAGAACACCCTCAGCGGCCACAGGAGGCGTTCTACCGTGATCGCGACCGGCGCCACTGCTCCCAGGACCACCTGCTCGCGCCGCTCGTACAACTCGGCGGCGTGCATCCGGATCGCCTGCTTGATCTGGACCGGGACGGCCGAGGCGGCGCCGTAGCCGGCCACGAATTCGATCTGCACCGCCCCCTCGCCGCTGTAGGTCGTCGGCCAGGCGTAGCCTTCGGCCAGCTCGATCCGGCCCATCGGGGCCTCGGGGGCGGCCCCTGAGGCGAGGACGTGGTAGCCGGCGGCGGCGAACGTCTGCTGCGCCCGGTCGCCGTCGTAGTACTTCACCGACCCCACGGAGGCGAGCGGCGGCCGGGGCAGCTCGATCACCCCGTCGCCCGGGAACTCGTCCAGCGTCATCGTCCAGGTGGCCGTGACGAGCTGCCGACCCAGGTACTGCTCGATCCACTGGCGCGAGGCCGCGATGGCGACGGCGAGGAACTGGTTGTCGTCTGGGGCGTCGATCCTCGAGTGGAGCTTCTGCTCGTCGACGCTCACGGGCTCGGAGGCGGGCTCCGAAGTCTGCGCGAGACGCGCGTTCCACGGTTCGTCCACGAGCCGGGCGTACTTCACCGCTTGGCCTTCTTCGTCACCTTCGGGAGGACGACCGCTCGGGGCTCCTCTTCCGGCGTCACGACCGGCTTCGGAGCCGCGACCTCTGGGAGGCTGACCGCGACCGGGACCTCGGGCGTGAGCACCTCGCAGCACCCGGCGTCCTGCATTCGCTGCGCGGTCGAAACGTCCACGTCCACCACCTGGCCGACCTCGTAGCGCACGAAGGCGGTCGAGTAGCCTCGCTCGAACACGGACGTGATTCGGACTCGCATCGCACCTCCCGCTGGCTTTGTGTGCGGGGCGAGGCCCTGAGGCCCCGCCCCGTCACCGAGTAGAACTAGGCGGCCGTCACGTACGCGCCCGGGTCGAGCGGCACGTAGAAGAGCGACCATTTCACCGAGCCGGTGTTGCTGGCGGCGCAGTCCAGGTCGAGCGTCCCGACCGGCAGGACGACCGGCGTGGTCGGGGTCACCGTGGCGCCCGCGTTCGCGCCGACCATCGCCGTGGCGAAGGTGCCGGTGATGCCGTACAGGCAGCCGACCTCGTCGTTGGCGATGGACAGCACGGCGCAGATGTCCACGGAGGTGCCGGTGGTCGGGTTGGCGGTCAGCTTCGTGTTGTTCGCCTGGTTCTGGATGGCGACCGTCACCTCGCCGACGATCGCGGTCATCAGGACCCGACCGCCCACGATGTTGAACAGCGCGCCCGCCGCGGTCTGCGGGAGCGTGGCGGCGGCGCGGTCGACACGCGCCCCGAGCATCGTCGCCCGGAGCACGTCCATGTCGACGTTCGGGGGGTTGAGCTCAGCCATTCAGGGCCTCCCTCAGTCCGTGATCGCCGTCGGCGGGGTCGCCTGCGAGTAGCCCATCTCGAGGAAGTACTGCCCCGAGACGAAGTTCGTCGCCTGCGAGCTGTCCGACACCGTGAAGCCGAGCACGTCGTAGGCGCCCGTGAACTCGGCGGGATCGATCTCGATCAGCACCTGCTTCTTCTTGATGTCGTTCGTGACGGCGTACGAGGTTGCCGAGGTCTTGCGGACGAGCGTGTCGCCGGCCGCGGTGTCCTCGTTCGCCCAGATCCGCGCGGCGGCCGTGATCGAGGCGGCGCCCGTGGGCGCGACCGCGGTGGCCTTCTGCGGCTGGACAGTGGTGGCGTGCCCCACGGCCTGCGTGAACTGCAGCGAGATCCAGGCCCGCTTCACGCCCTTGAGGGACACGTAGTCGCCGGTCACGCCACCGTTCGTAGTGACGGGGCCGGCGGTGGCGTCGACGATCTTGAAGTGTTCGGCGAGGTTGACGTTCATCTTCTTCTCTCCTCTACCGTCAGGCTCTCGTGGCCAGGGTCACGAAGGGGCTGAGGGTGGCCGTGCCCTTGTACGGGGTGAGCGGGGAGTTCGGGATCGGGGCGCCGTTGAAGCGGAGCACGAACCGGAACACCGACTCGTCGTACACGAACCGGACGTGGATGGACGACGCCGCCTGCGTCCCGCCCTTGCGGATCGCCAGGTACTGGCGGAAGTCGCAGAAGGCGATGTCGCCGACGGTGCCGAGCGCCGCGGCCTGCTCGATCGGGACGATCGGGCGCCCGAGGAGCGTACCGGCCGGGGTCGCGGACATCCCGCCCGCCGGGATGAACATCGGCACGCCGCCGACGCCCACCGCCTGGGACAGCTTGAAGAGCTGCGGCCAGGTCTCCTGGTTGATGAACCACGCGGAGTTCCCCAGCGAGCCCGCCGGCATCCGCGCGTACATCTTCTGCACGTTGTCGGCCACGATGGTCGCCGCGGCCTGCCCGGCCTCCTTGGCGACGCTCACGGTGGCGGGGGCGGCGAGGATGCCGAGCGGCTTGCCGGCGCCGTTCCCGTTGTAGATCGCGTCGTCGAGCTGGAAGCCGAACTCGTCGGCGAACCACTCGTTGACCACCGACGTCATGGCGGTGGCGTCCTGGAGCAGCTCGTCGGTCGCGTACCAGAGGCCGATGAGCTTCTGCAGGTTGTAGTCCCACTGGCGGAACTTCGGCGCGGAGGAGGTCTTCTCCGCGGCCTCGGCCGCCCAGTAGGCGATGATCCCGCCGTACCGGCTGGAGGCGCGCGAGGTCTCGTTGGCGAGGTTGAGCTTGAGGCCGTTGCTCATCGCGCCGATCTCCTGCACCCGGACCCGGCTGACGATCTGGCCGGTCTCGAAGGCCTTGTTCGTCAGCTCGGTGGCGATGTCGCTCTGGACCAAGAAACCGCCCTCGGAAGGGACGGATTCGTTCAGCCCGGAGGCGGCGGCCACGAGGCGGGCGTCGTTCCCGCGCTGCACGGCCTGGAGCAGCTCGCCGACGCTGGCGAACTTCGCGGGGCCGGGGTCGGCGGCGGCGGCCGGCGCCGCGGTGGCGATCGGCTTGGCCGTGGTGCGGTCGTACTCGAGCTGCTGGCGCTCGAGGGCGAGGGTCTTGTCGAGGCCCTCCAGCTCGGCCTTGATCTCGTCGGCCTTCTGGATTTCCTCGGGGGTGAGCGCCCTGTCGGTCTTCTTGGCGTCGGCGAGGAGCGCGGCGAACGCCTTCTTGCGCTCGGCGACCTCGCCCTCCAGCTTCGTGATTCGGTCCATCGTCGCTCCTCGTGCCGGGGAAAGCAGAAGCGCCCGCCTCCGGCACAGTGAAAGGTCCACTGCACCAGACAGCGGGCGCTCACGAGGAACGCGCTCTGTCGCTGCCGTCCCGCGGGCCGAGGCGCTCGGGACGACCGTCCTACTCTGGCTACGATTCTACGCTATGTGTCAAGCCGTGCCACGCCGACCCTATTCAAGCCTTGCCCCGCCTGCCAGGCCTTGCCTCGCCATGCAACGCCAGACCACTCCGGGCCCTGAGCCGCCAGGCCAGGCCGTGCCATGCCTGCCGCGCCCCGCCGCGCCCCGCCTCGCCATGCCTTGCCGCACCGCGCCCCGCCTAGACGAGCCATGCCAGGCCGTGCCACGCCTGCCGCGCCCCGCCTTGCCTGGCCGTGCCTCGCCTGCCGTAGTCAATGTCGCTCATGCCGCCACCCGCGCGAGGTTGGGCCGCTCCATTTCGG